AATTGATAATATAACAGGTTCAAAATCTCTTAAGGCTGGTAGACAAGAAAATTTTAAAAGATTAGCAAGAGGACAGAAACAAAAGAAAATAAAAACAAAAACAAGTACTCCTAAAAACAATATAAATTATGGAATGAAGTTTGTTCCAAAAAGATTAACAAATCATTTGATAGATGAAGCAGACGGAAATATAACAGCAGCGGCTGCATTATTAGGAACAAAAATAGATTCTGCAAATAGAAGTAGAAGAAGAAGTAGAGAAAGTGGTGAAACACAGAAAGAATTAAATAAATTAAGAGCAAGAATTAATCGTAGACTTGGTGCAGCAATACGAAGAAATATGGGTAGACCTGCATTAATAAATAGAACAGGCAGATTTTCAAATAGTGCAGTTTTATTAAATCTACAACCAAGAGGAGAAACTCAAGTACAAGGAGACTTTTCTTATTTGCTATATCCATATGCTACATTTGAAAGGAGTGATAAATGGGATCCAAATTATGACCCTAGACCACTAATAAAGAAAAGCATAAGAGACTTAGCATTAGAGTTATCGGAGCAAAAATTTACTTTCTATCTTAGGAGAATATAATGTCAACAACATATAGAACACAAAGAAAGAAAATAGCAGACTCTCTTGCTAAAAAGATAAAAAGGGTAGATGGAAATCACCCATACCAAACAAATGTATTTGAAAATGTAAGTAGTTCACTAACATTTTTAGATGAAATTGAACAATTTCCAAAGGTATGTGTTGTTGCTGGAGATGAAAGCAGACAATACCAACCAGGCGGATTTAAGTGGAGATTTTTATTATTATCAGTACGACTATATGTACATAATGAAGAAGATCCTCAAGAAGAATTAGCATTATTAATTGAAGATTTAGAAAAAGTAATTGACGATAATGATGTTTTAGTGTATGATGACAGTGTTCAACCTAATGAAGCTACAACGTCAATGACAATACAAAGTATTACAACTGATGAAGGAGCAATCAAACCTTTAGGAATAGGAGAGATTACTGTTGAAGTACGATATTAGGAAACGAAGACGCTCATTAATGTGACGCGGAATCCTTTCCAAAGATAAATATAGGAGAAAGCAATGGCTTTAAATCTATCGAGAAATACCCAAGTATTTGTAAGCACAGTAAATGGTGTTCATACAAGTGGCGGTGGTGTAATAGAAGTCGATAACATAACAGGTGGCTCAGGTCATGCTGTTGGAGATGTTATTACTGTTGGCACTGGCGCATCGGCTGTGAATGTCGTTGTAACCGCAGTTAATAGTGGTGCAGTTACTTCTGTAACATTAACTAATAATGGTAGAGGCTCTGGAGCAAAAACTGATAATGCAGATTTAACACAATCAGCAACTTCAGGTACAGGTACAGGCTTCGCTGTTAAAATTGACGGAGCAAACACTGCAACTGCAACTACTTTTGACGGTGGTAGAGCTGCACTTGGTCTTTTTAAAGGAAACGAAAGAGACGCAAATACTTTTAAAATAGGTGTATTAGATGGTTATAGTTTTTCCCAAGCAAACGAGAGTACTGATGTAACAATCAACGAAGCGGGTACCGCTCCAAACAGGGGTTCAAAGAGATTCAATGACTCTTTAGCACCTGCAGAATGGTCTTTCCAAACATATGCAAGACCTTTCACTCATGGAACAGCAAGTTTCAGAGCCAGCGGAACGCAAGACTTTGCAGAAAACATTCTTTGGGCAGCATTATCTGGACAAACAATGACTACTGCGGATAAAGATACTAATAGTGGTAATACTACTAATTCAGGTATAAGTTATCCCGATGCAAACCAAGTAACAGTTGATTTTTCAGCATCTAATGCTCACGAATTGTTAAAACTACAAATCTATTTTGCACTAGAAAATACAACTTACAGACTTAATGAATGTCAAGTTAATCAAGTAGAGATTGATTTCTCTATTGACGGAATTGCAACTTTGAGTTGGTCTGGTAATGCTACAAGTATTGACCAGTTAACAGCCTCAGCCGCAGGAGCTATAGAAGATCCTTCTAAAGCTAACAGTGTGTCTGGATCAGGTGCTGGTACTCAAGCAATTGTTACAACTGATGTAGAAAAATTCAACTTTGTTGATGTTAGTGGAACAAATGACGCAGATTATCTTAGAAATAAGTTATCTTCATTAAAACTATCTAACCTTGTACAGGGTGGAGGATCAGCTTCAGGTGGACTAGATGCAGTTACTGATTATGACATCGCTATTATTGGTGGGTCTATAACTATAGCCAATAATATTACATATTTAACTCCAGAAACTCTTGGTATTGTTGACCAACCAATTGGATCATTTACAGGAACAAGACAAATTTCTGGAACATTAAATTGCTACCTTGATACAAAAAGTGATGGGTCTAATGACTTATTAAAAGCATTACAAGGAGCAACAAACTTAGTTACAAACTCATTTGATATGAGTTTATTCATGGGTGGAGATAATACTGCATTAGCAAGTAGAACTACTCCTGTGATTGAGTTTGATGTACCAAAAGCACATTTACAGATACCTGTCATTGAAGTAGCAGATGTTATTTCAACAAATATCGAGTTTATGGCATTAGGTACAACCATTTCATCAACAAATGAAATGACAGTAAAAGCTAAAGGACTGACTTCCTTCAGCGAGACTGGTTACGATAAAGTTAACAGTAACGCGGTCTAATTATGTCAGGGTTTAACTTTCTCAGAGAAAGCGAAATCCATATAGTTTATGGGAGTAATCGATACAATGTAAAGGTTACTCCCCAACTATCGTTCAACCAAACATTTGCGGAAGATGCGTACTCAGTAAAGACTTTGCACAATCAATCAAAGATGTTTAGGGGAACGAGTATAACAAAAGCTAATCCTGCCGATTTTAGTTTTGAAACTCATCTTACTACAGAGAAAGATGAACAAATTGTACTTGAACTTTTAACAGATATAGTTACTACAACAGGAGACCAACAATTAAAGTCTTTTGATTTATATGTAGTATCTACTAATGGCACATTTAAATTAGAAGGTTGTGTCATGACTCAAGGAGAGTTTTCATTTGGAAAAGACTCACATTTACTATTAAGTGTAAATGGACAAGGCAAAAAACTAAGTAGGGTAGGAGATGAAAGTTTTTCACTCCCAGGCAGTTTGCAATCTGCAAGTGCCACAAGAACTCCCACAAAGCCTTTATTAGATGTGCTAGTAAGTAGTAGCGCTGTTTCAAATTTAGTTGCAGCAACTTTACAAGTACAAAATAATATTCAATGGACTCCATATGAAACACTTCAAAATAGTTTGAGTGTTACAAATGCAACTAATGCAATGTATCCTTCAGATTATAGTTTGACAGATAGAAATGTTAGCGGAAATATAACTCAATTTCATAGTGATGCTAATGCTTCAGAATATCAAACATTTAATACGAGTACTTCTGTACAGATAAGAACAAAAGTAAATAATAGTATCTTTTTTAATGCAAATTTAACAGACTGCATGTATACTAAACGTTCTACCCCTGGGGAAGTATTTACACAAACCTACGATTTTAGATTAGTAGGTACACCAGACGATTTAGGAAACCAAATAACATATTAGGAGAAAACATGGAATTAAAATCATTACTAGTAGATAGTAAAACCACTTGGGTAGAATTCCCAGGATTAGATGGATTTGAAGTAGAACTTGCAAATCTATCAAGAAAAGAATTACAGAACATTAGAAAAAACTGTATAAATAATAAATTTAATAGAAAAACTAGACAATTTGAAGAAAGTCTAGACGATGACAAATTTGTAAAAGAGTTTGCTGAAAAAACAGTAAAAAATTGGAAAGGATTAAAACTTAAATATTTAGAAGATTTAATACTTGTTAACTTAGAAGGACAAGATGTTGAATCAGAATTAAATTTTTCAGGTGATAATGCTTTTCTTTTAGTAGAAAATTCAAGTGAATTTGATAACTGGCTCAATGAGGTAGTCTTTGATTTAGATAATTTTCGTACAAAAGAACAAACAGATAATATTAAAAAAACTCCAAAACCAACTGGATAATACTGAAATAGGCATGACTAAGGATCAATACCTTATGATGTGCGAACAAACAGGACAAGAAATAGACTGGGAAAAATGTCCAGAAGATTGGGAAGACTTTCCTGATTGTGTGCTTGATGCAGTAAATATTTTTCATTCATTAGGCAATAGAGTATATGGAGATGTAGGATTTGTAGGAAAAGACTACACAAATTTTGATTTTTTATTAAAACAATTTAAGGTTAGAGAACATTTAAAAGATTACATATTTGAATTAGTAATCTTTATGGAGAATAGGCAAGTAGAAATTTCTCAAAGAAAGCTAAAAGCTGAGTATAGCAAGATTAAAAAATAATGGCACAAACTGAACAAACCACTTTTATCGTAGAAGCAATTGGAAAAGGCTTTGAATTAGTCGCACAAAAATTAGATAAAACGCAGAAAAAAGTAAAACAGCAAGGCGATACATTTGAGAAAACAAGTGGGAAAGTTGATAAGTACGGTAGAAGAATGCGTGGTGCAGCAGATATGTCATCTAATGCAACTAAAAACTTTTCTAAAATGCAACAAGGTATGGAAGGCGGAGGGTCTGGCGGGCTCGTTCGTGCTTATGCTTTATTAGCTGCAAACGTATTTGCATTAAGTGCTGCTTTTGGTATACTTTCAAGAGCTGCACAAGTTGATACTCTTGTTGAATCTATGAAACAATTAGAAGTTGTATCTGGACAAAGCATAAGGTCAGTGGCTAGAGATTTACAAGAGGCCGCTGGATTTGGTATGGATTTCGCCAACGCAATGAGATCTACCTCACTAGCTCTTAGTGCAGGTTTTGAAAGTGAACAAATATTACAATTAGGGGTAGTAGCGAGAAATGCTGCTGTGTCCCTTGGTAGAAATCTGCCTGACGCTCTTGATAGAATATTCCGAGGGGTTATAAAAGTAGAACCCGAACTCTTAGATGAGATTGGTTTATTCGTTCGTGTTAACGAAGCTGCAGCAAAATTTGCTTCTAGTATAGGTGTAGCGGCAGGAGAACTTACAGAGTTCCAAAAACGACAAGCTTTTTTAAATGAATCTTTAGAGCAAGGTACTAAAAAGTTTGCTGCATTTTCAGAGGTAGAAATTGATCCTTTTGCTAGATTAGCAACTGTTTTTGCTGACTTTACTCAAGACGCTCTAACATTTATAGGCCACATAATAAAACCAATAGTTTCTTTTATAGCAAATAATTCAACTGCTCTCGCAGGAGTATTTATAGCTGTTGGAGGAGCTTTACTAAGAATGGTAATTCCTGCTATGGGGCAATTCGCTTTATCAAGTGCAGCAGCGGCAGAACAAGCATTACAAGACTCTAAAGAACATACAGCTGCAGCAGCAGAAAGAATTGCACTACTTAAAGCAGAACAAGTAGAACTTGCAAATGTTACAGAAGCATCTAATAAAAGATCGATAGAAGAAGCAAGAGCTAGATCTTCAGAGAAACCTGTTGGATTAAAAGTTGGAGGAAGAAAAGCTTCAAGAAAATTAGAATTAGACTTACAAAATCAAGAAATAAAAGGTAAAGAAAGACTAGCTTTAGTTGAAAAAAGAATACTAGATATTGAAACTAATAGAGGAAAGGCTCAAAGAATGCGAAAAACTGGCATGAAAGAAGAGCTAAAAGATTTAAAAACCGAACGAGATTTATTACTACAAAATTTAAAAATAGAACAAAAAAGAAATGAGGAATCAAATTTTGTGGGACCACAACAACCTTTTAAACCAGGAAAAGGAACTTTAGCAGAAAGAGAAGCAATGATGATGGCAAAAAATGCTGCTAAAGCCCAAGCTACAGCGAGTGTTGCAGCTACAACTGAATTTATGGGATTTGGTGCAGGTATGGCATCAGTTAGTGATGCAGCAGCAGTATATCAAGCAAAACTTGCAGCAGCAGGATTTGAAACCACAATACTTGGTGTTAAAGTAAGTACTTTAAGCGCTAAATTTCCTATGCTATCTGGAGCATTTGCAGCTACAGGAACAGCAGCAAACTTTTTAAAAGCAGGATTATTTAGATTAGGTCTTATGGCAACTGTTGTAGGTGTTCAAATACAAGCAGCACTAGCTCCTCTTATGCCACTTTTACTACCTTTAACTTTACTTATTTCTTTAGGACCAAGTTTATTAAAACTTTTTGGATTTTTTAGTGAAGAACAGAGTGCATTAAAA